AGCAATATCATTAAATTTTTTTGCAACTTTTCTATGATGAGACCCTTCCACGAAATCAGGCCACACGTGTTTAACAAAAGCCATAAAATCATTTTTAATATCAGCTTGTTTTTTCTTTTCTTTCCATTTAGCCATCACAAGAGAGAGTTCTCTTTTTACATCAGGTGGTAGCTTTTCAAATTTCTTTAACTTTTCTATGTCTATCTTCATAAAATTTTAATTAAAATTTTTTTCGTTATATAGTGATATAATTTTTTTCATATGTTTTATAGATAAATCTCCTTTAGATAAATTTATATCCCACCTTACAAAAATAATATTTTTTAAAGTATATGGTTGATCTGAATCTAATCTATCAACACTTATATTAGAATAATTTCTTTTATATTTATTAGATGGGTTATTTAATCCAATATGAGTCATAGGTAGACCACTAACTGCACATATTAAACCACCATATTTTTTTTTATGTTTTTCCCAATGATTTAAAAACTCTTCCATGGTAAAATTACATGTATACATATCAGTTCTATCTTTTATAAAATGTTTATTGTTTTTATATTTTTGTTTAATTTGACAATATCTTGATTTTAAAAATTTATATTCATCAGATAAACGATTTTTAGCTTTATAAAATAAATCTAATTTTTTTTCTTCTGATAAATTTTTATAATATATTTTCTGTTTTTCAGTATATCTATATTTTTTTTCATTCATAAAAAATTTCTATTATTTTTTTACACATACGTTTTTAACTCCAAAAAGTATTTTACGGCTTTAAGTATCTAAAACTCCGCAAAATGTCGCACCTGTAGGGACCCCTTTTTGTATCTGTATATATTAATTAAAAAAGATTTGCAAATTTTGGATTTGGCCTGGTACCTCTATTGAGGTACCAGGTTATAACAGAAGCTATGCCCAACGTTTAAGGGCTTTCTTTTTTATAAGGATAACAGGGCCACATACATGATCATCGTATCCCCATAAATATTTGTCTTTAGTGAATGTCATACGCCATAAAGCTGTGGCTTCTGGATTTAATGGCATATTTAACATTTTACTTTCTTCGTTCATGATCATGTAGTCACCATTTGGAAACTCAATACCTTGAACCAAACCACCAACAAACTTTTGAGCCGACTTAAGTGTCGGCTCATCTTTTACATCATCAATGATTTTAAATTGATCTGCTGTTGTATTTGCTTCTAGTTCCATAAGTTCCTTACTAGTTCACCGTTAGTTGCCTTGTTTAATGCCTCAAGATATTCTGTTTCAGTCATCTTAAGATAAGTTAAACAAAATTCATGTTTAATGTTTTGAGTTGCGCCTGGAGTTCTTAGATATTCAACTGCTTTATCTAACATCTCTTGTCTTCTTGCACCGCCTGGCATGTATTCATCTTTTATTTTTTTAGTCATATATTCCTTTCTGTTAATAAGGTCTTGTACCATGGACCATGAACCATGGTCCATGGATAAAGTTGTCACACCTCTCGTTCTCTTATTCTTGTATCATAATAAGTATGTCCCCAACTAGTTGTGTGTTTAGTTTTTTCTGGGTTTTCAATCGGTGTTTCGAGTGGCTCTCGTCTGGGTGCAATCGCAATGACTTGTTCAATGTATTTATTTGCAAAGTCATTGTAACAACCATTACTACAAAAATAAGAATACATGTTCACATATTCTGGATTGAATTGTACTTTACGAGTTCGTAAAACTTTATTGCCCTTGCTACCTCGCACCCTGTCAACTGTGTGATTTGTATGGCAACTTGGACCATGGCACCAAACATGTGAGGTCATTAATACCTCACTTCCCATTTGCCTTTGGCAGTTCTATATCCCCTTTGGTCTAGGTCATAGTAAGTTATTAAAGCCTCGCCAAGTTTACTTGTCCAGTATCTACATTTTTCTGTCCATTGACCAAACCTTGTCACAGTTTCGCCTGTTGCTTTCTTGTAAGTTATTCTAAATGTTTTATTGTGTATCATATTATTCCTTTCTGTTATGGGACTATCTTATAGGATAGTCCCATAGTTGTCAAACATTAATTTACAGATTGTTCATATTTTTGTCTTGCTAAAATTTTAGCCTCTCTTGACATGAATTTATTTTTCATGCCTTTAATTCTTTCAGCAAGATTAGTTGGATTATAGATTGTAAGACCTGTTGAGTTAGTTCTAATTAGTTCTGCCTCATCAATCTTTATACCCAATGCGTCAGCTAACTCAATAGCCTCACTCATATATCTGTATGCTTTCAACCCAATCTTTAACTCATCACATTGTTTTGTGATACTATCAATCCACTTTTGGTGTGTTGATACTAATTGAGATTTAGCAACTCGCCATTGTTCTAATCTCTCATACTCGTCTTTAGTACAAGCGATAGTTCTTGAACGACAGTAAGAAGTTCCAATGACATCTAACATATATTGACTATTGAAATCTTTAGTCATTCCCTTGTTATCATCATCATTGTGATAATTACCACCAAGTGCTTTGTCGTTTGCGTCTATATGTTTTGTCTTGTGTGGATTATCTTGCTTATCATTTTGTTGAGCAAGAATATCTGGGTTAAGACCTTGTTCTTTTAACTCATCTCTATAATAAGCATAAGCAAAGTGTTGTCCTTCCTCTCTTGAGTATTCATTACCATTTAGATTACCAAACAAACCAAAATCAAAATGCGATTTAGTTTCAGTTTGATTACCCTCGTCATCAACACCCTCGTTGTGTGCAAAGAAAAAACATTTATCTTTGGCAACAACATCACATGGACTTCCATATTTAGATTTAAAATGTCTTAACACTTTAACATCATCTGTTGGATATGCTCGTTGAACAATCTGTGTTGCAAGTTCAAATGCTGATTTATATTCTTTATCTACATTCTCTCTTGCTACGAGATATGCCTCTTTCTCTTGTGTCATTTCTTCTTCAAACACATTTTTTATTTTACCAAACAACTTGTTTCGTAGTTCAGTATTTAATCGTATCTTTGACATAATGTCCTTTCTGTTATTTGTTAATAATTTTTTTTATAAACTATCTTGACATTCCTGTCAATAGGATTATATAGGATATATCAATTAATTTATTTAATTGATATCATTAATAGTACGGTGTTAGTGCCATGCTGACTGAATGCGAAAGCTATCAAGTTATGAGTGGCACTGATGCCAGGATCTGAGTCAACAGCTCTGTTTCAACTGCTCTGACTAGATCCTGGTATCAGTAACGGTTAGCGGTGGGTTTAAACCACTATACCAGAAGTGTACGTCCAGGTACCTACATGTCATGTAAAGACAGGCGTCATGACCACTTCCGGCGCACGTTACTGATGCCTGCGACATTTTGTCGCGCGTCAATATTATATATTGACCTGAGCTTCAAGCATCAAGCTTCAAGCATCAAGCTGCGGCGTTGTTGCACATATGAAAGTAAAAAAATTTTTGGTAAAAGAGAATATGGCATTTATTGCAAATGCAGCTCAGGACGGGAGGCAACTGAAACTAGATGAGGCCCGAAGACTGGTGCATAAGTCGCGATGACGCGCAGCACCGCACGGACCTGAGCGTTAACAGAAGGAGGGCAAAAGCGCTTGCCACAATAGCCCCACCCTGGAATCCGCCTCCGGGGGTCAGATGACCGTGCATGATCACGTAGAACCCGAAAACGAGGACCAGCCCGTAGACGAATCGGGTCACCGTTCGAACGATGACCGACATTCCACCTTGGTTCATCGCTCAT